TAATACTGTTTGGGTGTTATCATCAAATAAATTGAAAGCGTCAAAATTAGGGTCTGACTCATTTGTAAAACCTAACTCTCTTATACTTTGATTTGTCCAGTTGTCCTCATCAGGTGATACATTTTGAGTTACTGCACCTGACATAGCAACTTGAAAGCCAAAGCCATTAAAAAAGGTTTTAGTTTTGTGTTGGTCATTTGCTAAAGTCATAAATAATTGACTAAAATAACCTGTGTCAGTTAAAGCTCCACTTTGTGCAATACCCATAAATGTACTTGTAATCGTGTATCCTGCTTTCTCTGCAATTATTCTCATTAACCTTTGTATCTTTAAAGCAGGTTTTAAATTAGTAGCTCTAACCATTCCTAATTCATTTTGTGCTTCTATAGTTCCTGCACCACTACCATAAGGATTACTAAACATACCCATTGTATAAGGTCTTTTAGTTAAAGCATAATCTATAACTGGATAGATAACATCTTTACTACTACTAGCACTTGTAACAGGGTCAGTACCTATTGTAGCTATTCCTGTACCCTCTGTCCAACTATTAACAACATTAGCAGAAGTTAAATAGTGGTCTAATTGTTCATCACTTGTTATAACACCATTATTATCATTTTCAAATGCTTGTCTTAATTTTTTGTCTTTTATGTCTGTAAAGAAATTAGCACTATTACCAAACACTACTATTTCATATTGTCTAGCATTTAAGTATATAGCTTTTAACTGTATAAAACCCTGCATTTGTTCTATAGTATCTACAAATACAGTAGCATTAAATTTGGTGTCTGTATCAAATATTAAAGCGTCTAAATTAACATTAAACCAATTCTGAAAAAACTCATTGTTTCTATCACTAAAGGGTACTTTAATAGTTTGACTAAAACTACCTTTTCTTTGTGTCGGCTCTTTTATATCTAACCAATTATAATTTACTACAATGTTAGGAGCTTCTTGTAAATCTATCTCAAATTGTGTAGTATCATTATCAGTTGTTAATACTTTTCTATATGCTACTAATCTTACATTCATTAGCTATTAGTTCTTACTTTGTTAGCGTATTCTAAATTAATTGTGTATTGTATTTGCACTTTATCATTTACACTTGTCTTTGTTGTATATGCTTTATCAGTAATTACAACAGGATATATAATAGTATAATCATCATCTAGTATTTGAACATTATCTGAAGTAAATAACTCTTCTAACCATACTGCTTCATCTTCATTTAATAAATCAGAATTTATTTGTATTTTTCTTGTTGCAGTTTTAAATAGTGTTTTTTTTCCTCTATCCCAGTTATTATAATTAAATGTATTCTCTGTAGCAGTATCCCAGTTTCCTGCTACGCTTTCCATATCATTATTTTCTATGCTTAATGTTTTTGTAGATTTACCTCTGAAGTTCATATAATCCCAAGCTCCTAATCTATTACGCCAAGCTAATCTAATATTATCATATCTTGTACAACTTTGATGTCTATCATCTATTCCTGTTCTACTTGCACCATATCTATAAAAATAATAGTACTTAGTAGTCCTAAAACTTGGATTTGATTTAGAAGCACCATAAATTCTATAATATGCCCAATTAGAAAAATTACTAGGTCTTGCATTAGCTCCTGAAACGGAAGCCTCTGAACTATCTAAAACATCATCAGTTTGAGTTTCTATATTTTTAGTACCACAACCAAAATATAATATAGCTTGTTTTACATCAGTAGATTGAGTAGCATTAGCTCCACCATTAGCGTTTTCGTTTACAAAAAAATGAATATTAGAACTACCTGTTGTTCCTGCTATTACGGTATCTGTACTGTCAAAATATTCAATAGCTATATAATCTATTTTATCACCCTGTGTTATTAAACTAGCACCACCTCCCTGCTTGAAGCATATTGTTAATTGGTCTAAATTATCTGCACTTGTGCTACTACCTCTTACAAATTGAACAGTAGGTGCATTAGTTAAAAAGCTATGATTATCTTCATCACTTACACTATTCATAAAATAAGTTAATGGAAAGTTGTTAAATGAAGAATCTGCAACATTTATAATATCTAACCCCCCTACATTACTTGCAGTTTTAGTAAAAGGTGTTGTTGCAGGTATATAATAGCTTGTTGCAGCAGCTTGTTGTGAAGATAATACAGGTGCAGTAGTTGCAGAAGTAGCTACCTCATAAAATGCTTTCACCTCTACCTTAGTACATTGTCCGTCATTTTGACTAAAAGGTTTTGCAGTTTCTTGTATTCCTACACTATGTATGCTATAACTTTCATTATTAAGATTTGTTAGTTGTGTAGATACATAAGTTTTAAGTATGTGGCTAATATCAAACACACCTACATTTTGTTGATTCTTATGTATTTTAATAACTGCTTTTTCTGTTCCATTTACTTCTACCTTTAATACATATCTAAATTTAAATCCGTTGTATATTGTTGAGCTAGATTCTTTTAGTATGTAAATCATAGGGGTATTTACTGCACTTAATAAATTTGGTTTTTGTGTTATTGTTGTCGCCATTATATTACTTGTTTTATTACTACCATTCTTTCAGGTATATCTTTTATTAATTTGTCTATATCTTGTGCAAACCCTTTTAATAATTCATCAGGTAATTTTTTTAATTCTTGTTTTACTGGTCTGCTATAAAATTGTGTTCTTTCTAAACCTCTACGCTTTATATTGTAACCTGCTCCAAAAGCATGGCTAGTAGAAAGTCCATAACCTCTTTTTAAAGCCTGTACTAATTTTCCACCAGGATTAGCATAATTAAATTTATATGGACTACCCTGACCTCTAGCAACACCTGTACCACCTCTTATACCACCTTTTTTCATACCACCAAAACCTCTTACACCCTCATCTACAAAATCCCAATACTTCTCTGCTCCACCAAATCTAAATCCAATTTGCATAGAAGTTTTTTTAACATTTAAAACATAATGAAATCCATTAAATAAAGTTCCTTTGTTTCTTTTTTTTCTTTCGTTTAATATTTTTCTACCCCCTTTTATTACATTACTACCAAACTTAGTAAATTGCTTTTCTGCATTTTTTAAAGTTCCTTTTGTAAAAGTACCGTCAGGGTTTCTTAATATTAATTTTATAGCCATTATAAATTAGCGTTTTCATCACTTGGCTCTATAGGTGCGTCACAAAGTGAATTAGGGTTATTAACTTCTAGTGTTAGTGTAGCGTTCCAACCAGTAAGCATATTAGCAAATCTTACACTAAAAGGCTCCATATCTATAGGTGTTTCTAAAACTACTTCTCCAGGAACATAACTATATTTTTTACCACTATCTCCTCCTGTTCTTTGTAAAGATAGATTCTGCTTAAACTCTGATATAATATCTTGCATAATTTGTAACATTTCTGACCAAACTTCCTCTCTATTACTTAAATCTTCTTTTATTTTGTTCATTACAAAAACATTAAAATTGTAAGTTAACATACCTGTATCTGCAGTTGTTGTTCCTGGCTCTACATATAAAATAGGAAAATTAGACTCATCTAGCTTTTCAATATCAACCTCATCTAGTAATCCACTATGAAAAGAGTTAATCAAGAAATGATTAGTAGCTATTGTGCTAAAATCATCTATAAAATTTTTATATGTTATCATTTTTTAAATTTATTATAATTACTTTGTTGCATTCCTATTTTGTCCTGTTGATAGCTCATATAAGTCAAAACTAAATATAATTCTAATTTAGTAATAGATTCTATGTTTAATATATTATCATTAGCTAAACCAAACACTATATTGTACCACCCCCACTTTTCACTAATTGCCGAAGATTCTGCACTTTCTTCTCCTGTTCCCTCACCAAATAATTGCTTAAAGTGAGAGGTAGTTTTTTGCCTAAACGAAAAAAAAAACTTAGTGCAGAAATAGAAACTAAGATTGGAAATTCTTTAAACATATCTTCTTTATATTCGTCAGGATTATAGTTTTCTATACTATATCTTGTTCCCTTTTCTTTTACAATAGGTCTATATAATATGCTCATAATTTTGTGCAAATTCTTATGACTATCTTTACAGTTACTTTCTATATCTACAAATTCACCTAAACTAATAGAGCTTAGATTAGGTATTAAACCATACTTGACACCATTAAACTCTACTTTTTTAACTAGCTTTTTAGCGTCAGGTTTTTTATTTAACCATTTTGTAAGAGTAGTGCTTATGTCTTGTAGGTCTTTATATTTAAACCTAGCTAACTTTTCTTTATCAACATTACAAAGAACACAAACTACACTAGCTACAAATTCATCTTCTGGTAGTTTTTTTTCTTGAAGTTCTATAAAATCTTGATACATACCTATTGATATATCTTCCCAATCTGTAGGTATTAATAATTCTATTTTTTCCCCCATTTTATATAAATATATTTTTGTTGTTTTTGTTCATAAAATATAATACTTACCACTATAATTAGTAGTTAGCTTATTTAAAGCAGTATATCTAATAGCGTCTATAAGGTGGTCTAATTGATTTGTAGCAGGTTTGTTTATTACTTTCCCATTCTTATCTACTAGCCATTTATAATACTTAAATTCATTTATTGCGTTTGTGCTATTCTTTGTTATATGTATTTTAAATCTTCTTAATACATCAATACCCATATTTATAGAATCTGCTCCTTTCTTTGCAGGTTTTACATTAAATCCTAATCTATGTATTTCTTCTATACTCTTTGGCTCTGCACTATCTGCTATAATCTCTGTTTGTCTTGTTATACCTAATTCCCTTAACTTGTTTGCTATATCCTGATTAGTTAAACCTTTAGCGTATAACAATTCATTAATATATAAATCATCATTTAACTTATATACTTCTGCTATTGCAGTAGGGTCATTAGAATAACCAAAGTCCATACCTAAAGCTATTAGTGTTGATTCTGTTGGTATATTGTTACATATCTCAAATTGTCTGAATATAGTTTCAGTAGGTTGAGCCATATCCCCTAAACCATAAATTGTCCAATAGTTACTGTCTAGCTTTTTTAATCTTTCTATTTCTTTTATAGTTTCTTCTGGTAAAAAAGGATTGTCTAAATAAGTTGATTTAATAAAAGTACAATCATCTCTATTTAATACATTATCATATATCCAACTATAAGGGTCTGAGGGGTTAAAATCTAAATAGATTCTTTCTGTTGTTCTTAATGTTAATTGTACCCAATCCTCAAAACTAAACTCATTAGCTTCATTTAACCAAACATAGTTTCTTTTTCTACCTCTCACTTTTGCTGGTTGGTCAACTGAAATAAACTCTATTGTATTGTTATTTAGCTTATAAGTTAGTTCTGACTTATTGTGGTTATCAGGATTGTATAAATTGTGACTTTCTAATATATTAAAAAAATCTCTATATGCAGAAGATTTAAGAGCAGGTAGTGTTTTTCTACAAATAGTATATACCTTTCCCTTTGATTGTAACGCTTTAAGTATTATTAATTGTGCTAAACTATATGTTTTACTACTTCTTGTTCCACCCTGATTAACTACAATTCTTGTACTAGCATTAAGATTCTTTTGTAGGACTACTGTTCCCTTTAGATTCAATGATTTCAATTTCAATCTTTTTAATATCTTCTTCGTTTGATGTTAGATTAATATTCTGTCTTTGTATATATCCTCTCTTATGTCCTTTGTGTTGCAAATAAAATATTATACTTTTCTCTTTTTCGTTTTCTATATTCTTAAACAGTTTGCTTTCTACAAAATCTAGTTTAAGGTTATCTATCTCATCTACCTTTTTTCTAAATTCTTCATCTTCTTTATACCATTTATAAAAACTACTTCTACTTATGCCTGACCTATTACAAGCAGTTGATACTATTCCTAAACTACTTTCTAATGCTTGTAGTAATGTTTCTTTCTTTAGGTTATGTTCTTTTTTGCCCATTTTATTAAATTTAATTTATTTTTTATATATAGAAATATTGAACAAATTATAATTCTACTTATGTCTAGTATTAGTATTATTTTTGTTCTTAACATTTTTTAATTGTTTTAATTTCTTTTTTAGTTTTTTAATTTTGTTTTTACAATCTATTTTTATACACCACATTTTTTTGCTTTTTGTCCTGTAAATTGTTCCCACCTTTCTATTATTACATCACAGTATTTAGTATCTAATTCCATTCCATAACATATCCTATTTGTTTTTTCACAAGCAATTAATGTTGAGCCACTACCTAGAAAAGGGTCGTATATTAATTTCTTTTTATTGTTATCCTCTAATGCTATTTGTATTAATGATATTGGCTTCATTGTAGGATGAACAGTATTTCTTTCCCTTTTAACTTCCCAAATATCGCCTCTTAAAGTTTTTTGCCCACCAAATTTTCCGTGATATAGTATAATCTCGTGTTGCTTAAAATATTTATCTAAATGTTGAGCAGGATTTACTTTATTCCAAACTATAAAACTTTTAACAGGTTTTTTTAATTCTTCTAAGGCTTGTTTAAATAAATGACAGTACTGCCAGGAACAACATACATAAAATGTGTCTGTACTTATATTTAAAGAATTATATAAAAACTCTATAAATTTTTCATTACTCATTTTATCATTTTTAATTTTTCTATTATCTTTAATTCCTTTATAGTCTATATTATAAGGTGGGTCAGTAAATACCATATCTACTTTCTCTCCATTCATTAGTTTTTCAACATCACTTTCTTTTGTGCTATCTCCACACATTAATCTATGTTTTCCTAATTGCCAAACATCACCAAGTTTAACTCTAGTTTCTTTTACTTCTGGTATATGGTCATCTTTAATATTACCCTCTACTATTTTATCTATATTAAAGCCAAGTTCAATATCTTTAAAACCCCAATCTTTTAACTCATCTACTTCAAAATTATTAGCTAATACATCTATATCAAATTCACCTGTATTTTTGTTTAGCCTTATATTTAATTCTTTTTCATCTTCTTTAGATAAGTTTACTCTAACTACTGGTACAAGCTCTGCTCCTAGCTCTCTCATTATTCTTAAACGCTGATGACCACCAACAACTGTATTATCTGAGTTTATTATTATAGGATCAACTAAACCAAACTTTTCTAATGAGTTTC